AGCAATACTGCCAATATAATCCCACGAACAATTTTTCTTTTTTCCATTGCATAACGCTCCTTTACAACTTACGATTTTCTCAACCGCGAACGTTTTCGGAAACAGGTCGATGTGCTTGTCCCTACATATATAATGGAACCGCACATATTATTCAATCGTCTCCACTCATCGCTCTGAGGGAACATGTCCGAAAATATGAGATTTCCCATCCACTCGACCTTATTTCTCAGGTGTTGCACAATCAAAGATAGTCTTCTGTGCGTCTCAGCTGGGTATATGGCTTCTTATTCCGCAAATCGGACGATTCTTTCAGATCCACTTCTGCGTAGAGCCCCCCTTCTTCGTCACCGGCCTTACAGATCAGATTCCCATAAGCATCGGTTACCAAAGATTCACCGGCAAACTGCATGTCGTCCTCTGTGCCTACCCTGTTGCACATAGCGATGGCTACAGAATTCTGAAACGCCTGCACCCTGATTTCCCACTCAAACATCGTGAGTGGCTCTGCCTTTTCGTTAACGGTCGGCACAAGGATTAGGTCGGCACCCATCAGTGCTTCTGTCCTGATACTCTCCGGATAATGCCGATCAAAGCAAACCACGATTCCTATCCTGCCTATGTCCGTATCGAACACATGGAATCCGTCATTGGATGGCGTGTAGTAATCCTGCTCGTAGAAATGCTCCGCCTGTGCGACATGTACCATCTTCTGAATACCAATGATCTCGCCGTCACGCCCAATCAGAATACTGGCATCATAATCGTGCCCGCCTTCACGCAGATAAACATTTGGAACTGCCATGATATGATTTCCCCTGCAGGCTGCCTGAAATGCCTGTATAATCTCGCCGTCAAGTTCACAGGCATATCCGGAAACGTCCTGTCCGGGATATTGCGGGAAGAACTCTGTCAGCTGCACTTCTGGAAAAAGAATCAGGTCAGCACCATTTTCTGCTGCCTCTTTGATTGCTGAGATCCCGGCATTCAGATTTTCATTCACGCTTCCTTTATTTTTATTTTGGAATAAAGCAATTCTTGCCATAGTTTATTATTCTCCTGTATATGCATCATCGACGCTGTTCTTAAAATTCTGCTTTGCCAGCCACTCGCACTCTTCATCATTCTCCGGAATATCGATAATGCCTTTTCCCCCTGTATCTGCAAGGCTTACTCTGTAGTTTTCTTTTCGCAAGAAATCGCACAGCAGTGTACCTATTTCTTTGTTGTCCTCTACTATGATTATATCTGGCATTGTTCCGCCTTTCTCCTATAAAATATATTCTATCTGGCGTTCCTTTGTCTTAAGCCCTATCTTCTCATAAAATTTCTCTGCAGATGTGTTTCCACTCCATACATTGAGGGTGACCTCGTAGCAACCGAGACGCTTTGCCTCACTCTTTACATGTTCAAAAAGCTGCTCTCCGATATGCTGTCCTCTGGTCTTTGCATCTACACACAGATCATCTATGAAAAGTGATGTAAACGGCACCATGTTGTTGGAAAACGGCTGCTGTCTTATCTGACAGAATGCGTATCCCATGCAGATATCATCATCTCCTGCCGCAACATATATCGGCTTTGTATCGTCCTTTATCATATCTGCAAGCTCTTCATTTGTATATTTTGTCGTTCCCGGGATAAAAATATCCGGTCTGATATCGGCATGGATCTGAAGCACCTGCTCTAACAATTCTATAAGTCTTGGTATGTCTTTTTCCTGTGCTCTTCTAATATTCATTTTTGAGAATCATCCTTCCTGTTGTGGTTTATATGTTGATCTACTATAAATCAATTCAATGTTATATCTGATTACATTTCAGAATAAATCCAGCATATTATCGAGATAAATGTGCTCTCTGACATGTATCTGATACGGTGGCTTCGTCATATAGTAAAGCAGAAATTCAAGTATCATGACACTTCCAAGCCCTCTGCCCTCTATTTTAAAATTGCTAAATCCCATTGGCAGATAAGTGTTCTTTATATCATCTACTCCTATAAACACCGATTTGTTCAATTCATATCCGAATTATATCATAAAAAATAACGACACTGTATATCACTTTCGCAACATACAATGCCGTTACTTTTATTTTTTTCGATACACCAAACAAAACGTATTCCTGTATACGATAATATCACATACAGAGTTCGACATGTTCAGCCTGAGTGGACCTGGCGGGAATCGAACCCAGAAAACCTACAGGAAGATGCTGTATTTATAAGGCTTTTCGCTTATCGTGTTGCATGGCGTGTTGCATCATTTCCGTAAAATGCTCGTTGATTCGGTCTGTAAATCTCTCTTCTTCCGGTGCAATCGTGCCACGGTATACCCTTTTCAGTACTCTGTCAGACTTCCATCCACCACGCTTCATGATGTACTGATCCGGAATGTTCAGGGCGTGCATGATGGACGCAGTATAATGTCTGAGATCATGATATCGAAATTCAGGAATCCCAGCAGAACGAAGCACTTTTTTAAAGTTTTTAGAGAGATCTTCCGGGTGCATCCTGACAAGCGGACCGCTTTCGATATCGTCAAATTTTCGGATCACAAATTCCGGCATGATAATGTATCGGTAGCTGCTCTGTGTCTTGGGTCCTTTTTTGATGATGCCACTACGTCCCCGGACTTTCGTCTCTCTGATCCGTATGGAGTTCCCCTTGATATCCTCTTTCGTTAGCCCGAAGACTTCTCCACGCCTGAGACTTCCAAACGCTGCGAGAAGCACTGCCTTTTCCAGTTCGGTTCCCCGGATATAGCAGATCAGATCCGTGATGTCCTGATCGGATGGAACATAACCCTCATAGGTCTTTGCGGACGGCAGAGTGATATGGAAGTGCATATCCGGCAGATACATCCGCATGACCGCTGTAAACAGTCCGTAGGCATTCTTTACGGTCTTAGGCGATAACTTTACCGACAGAATGTTAATCCAGCTCTGCACGTCTTCCTGCGAGAGCTTACGGAGGCTGATATCTGATATCTGTCCGATCTGATTCCGGGCGATCGTCTCATAGCCACGGAGAGTAGTCTCGGACAGCACATGATCCTTTAACTTTATGTAATTTTCAAAAGCTTCTTTCACTGTCCAGTTCTCAGGGCGTTTCTTCCGGTCTTTCTCTGCAAGGAACTGAGCCGCCTGAGCTTCTGCATCCCGCTTTCCACGTCTTCCCTGTAAGTCACTGGTAAACGATTCATAAATCCTTTTCCGCTTCTGCTTTCCGGTCTTCTCGTCAATCATAGGACTTCCGTCCTCATTGAACAGGTTTTCATAGTGCGAAAAAACTAAGCACCTCCAAGATCCTGAAGGTAACTTTTTAGCTGTAGCCATATTATCATCTCCTTAAAGTATAAAAATAACAGCCAGCACAGAACGGCTGTTCTGCTTGCGTGACTGCTCCGAAGATGATACAATATTCATTGGCATTAGTGTATCTCTTCGGAGTTACCAAAAGAAGCACATTGGCGTGTGTTTCTTCCAGTTGACCGTCCCTTTTGGCGAAGGGGCGGTTTTTTGATTATTCATCGTCTTCGTGTGCTGTAAAGTTGTAGCAATTATCAACATCAGGCATCACACCTATTAGGCAGGAATATTTTTTTGTAGCAGGATTTTCATATCCGAATCCATTTTGCAACGCTCCCTGAACAGCTATTTTATCCCCGGCAGTCAGTTCACCAGTAAAGGTTTTGTCATAAAAGATAATAATACTCCCATCCTCGCCCTTTATCAGTGCGGCATCGTCATGCAATGCAGAAGAGATATCAACATACCCGCCCACTATTTCTTCCACTTCATCACGGGTCATGATTTCAGAAATTTCGCCCTCAATAATAATGTTGCTCTCATAACCTTGCTCATTAGTGATTACTTTTAATGCGTCTTTAATGTCTGTGGGTTCATATTTGATGTCAATATCAGGAGATACAAGACTTACATCAAATAGTGTTCCGTAAGCTCCTGGAGCTGATTCTGGTGAAAAAGTGCCTTTAATCGAAACAGTAGTTCCGTCAGGTATTAATATCCAAAAGTTATCAACAGACTGGGCAAAGAGGCATTGAATAGAGGTTTTCTCGTCATTGGATTTCAAATCCACGCACCCGTATCCCTGATATTTTACACCACGAAGAGTGAGCTCCTTGTTAAAAGGCAAGCCAGTCTTTTCGGAACATTTTTTATAAAGCTGTTGTCCTTTTTCTGAATAACGCTCCTCATCAGTAAGGTATGCTTTTTCAGCTTCTTTTTTAAAAAGCGATTGAGTTTCGTTATACATATCAGCGAACTCATCCATAGTATATTCTGTCTTTGAACTTTCTTTTTTGCCACATCCCGTTAGAGTTGTGCAGGATAGCATAAGCATTCCAATTAAAAGGAATGTCAAAATCTTTTTCATAAAACTTTTCCTCCTCATTTGCCCCGTTCCTTTAGTTCCCACCACAAGATTCCATATATAAACGGCAAAGCCGAATATACCATAATTTTACAGATATATTTTTGCAATAACAGAGCAAATAATGTATAGCAAAAACGTATCACTTCGCCAACTTTCCAGCAGAACGGGGGTTTCTAAATCAACTATTCAGCGAATAGCAAACAATGAGATTTCGCCCCGGCTTGATACATTGGAAAAATTGGCAATCGGTCTCAAATGCAGAATGACTGACCTTTTTGAGTCCGAATTTAAATAAGTGTCCCAGTATTGGGACGATTGATTAAAATGCCGTATGTATTCCCGTTCTCGATTGTCCTATTAATGTAGGAACAAATAAAAGGAACGTGCGTTCGATTTTTCTATTGATTTACCACAGAAAATGTAGTATTATCTGATTAAGGAATTTCGAACAAGCGTTCTACATGAGAACGGAGGTCATACATATGGAATTAAAATCTTTAATCATTGAAATGCTTGACAAATTGGACGAATCACGATTGAAAAATGTATATTTTTTTATTCGTGGAATCATGGGACTGAGATAATCAGTCCTTTTTTATTTGGATGGAATCAAGGAAGTTTTCCAATACTTTCCATCCATTATCGTCCAGTGCCGCAAGTCCTGATACAAGTCTTTTCTTAAAAGAATCATCTTCCTCAGTCATGAGCTGTCCGACGAACTGAGCTATTTCGTCAGAGCGGGATAGTTCGATAAACATCTCTCCTTCTCCCGTTCGAAGCCATTTTTCATTAATATTGAACTCTCTACATATTAGAGAGATAACTGCATTGCTGGGATTTCTCTTTCCTGTTTCGTACCCCGCTATATTATTCCTTGCAGTTCCCAATTTATCAGCAAATTCTTGTTGAGTCATATCTAATTCTTTTCTTAACTTTTTCAGGCGTTCATTCATTATATCGTATCCACCTCACTTCCTGAGTCTTATCATATCATACTCTCGATAAAAAAGCAATAGAAAATGTGGCATAATCACAAAAAGTCGAAAAGCCACAGAAATAGTATTGACAAATACCACAAAGCCACATATAATAGACCCATAGCAACAAGAAAGCGAGGTGATCAGATGTCGGAAAAAGAAAAGAAAATAATTGAAGAGCTGGCAGACAAGCTGCCAGTAATGAGCGAGAGGGAGAGAGGATATCTCGAGGGAACGATTGCTACTGCTGCGGCAATGAGCAGAAAAAAAGAAGAAACGATGGATAAGGAAGACGTAGTGAGGTGATACAGAATGCCGAAATTAAAGCTCTCAGACCGGGAGCGTCAGAACAGGACGCTGATCGCCATCATCCAGTCAGGAAAAGTGATGGAGGGTGTCAGCGTAGAAAAGCTTTCCAAGCTGACAGGAATCCCGAAAAGCACACTGTACCAAAGATTTAGTGTGCCGGAAGACATCAGACTGGGTGAGCTGAGAGAGATTCTGAAAGTTCTTAAGATCCCGGAAGAGGAAAAGGAACGAATAGGGAGGGAGGTCATATGACCTGCAAAGACTGCAGAAAAATCAGATACTGCATGGAACGGCACAGAGGTATCTGCACATCATTTAAAGGAGGTGAGAAACGTGGAGCAGTTAAAGGTAATCAACATTCAAAGAAGAGAAATTGACGCTGTTGACATCAGCAGACCGGTAAGGCAGCCAGATACATGCGATAAGTACGATAAAGCCATGGGAAAATTATTTTGGTTTGTGATCGGCTTTTCGATCGCACTGATGATCTGCTGTGTGGCTTTCGGGCAGACATTATATGCATAGGAAAAGTGCCGTAGCGAGGCGGCAACCTCTCAGGCACTTAGAAAAATAACCAACATAATAATAACAAATGGAGGAGGATATGGCAATGGGCAGTCCATTTGAAATCTTTGATTTCAAGGATGAAACAGACTGGCTGAATGGAAGAATGAACGGGATCGGTGGAAGTGATGCCAGTGCTGTAGTAGGGATGAATCCATATAAAAGCAATATTGATCTGTTTGAAGAGAAGACCGGGAGACGGATTCCCGAGGATATCTCAGGAAAAGCCTGTGTGATTTATGGAAAATACGCAGAACAGCCAATCAGGGAGCTGTTTAAATTAGATTATCCTGAATATGAAGTGGAACATCATGAATTCAGAATCCTGAGAAGCATTCAGCATCCATTCATGCAGGCTTCACTGGATGGGGAGCTGACAGATCAGGATGGCAGAAGAGGAATTCTTGAGATCAAGACTACAAATATCCTGCAGAGTATGCAGAAAGAAAAGTGGAGAGACCGGATCCCGGACCACTATTACATACAGGTTCTGCACTATTTACTTGTAACAGGATATGAATTCGTTGAATTGTGTGCCCACCTGAGGACAGAGTGGGGTGGAGAGAAGCGTACAACGGTAAAACATTACCATATAGAACGGGCAGACGTTCAAGATGATTTGGACATGCTGCTCAGAGAGGAAACGAAATTCTGGAATTATGTAGAGAGTGGCAGAAAGCCGCCCCTCATACTTCCTGAAATATAAAAAAATCAAGGAGGAACAGTATGGAATTAAGAATTATCAACCCGTCAGAAGAATCAGGATTTCTTTCAGAGATCCAGTGGAATTACGAAGAGGTAAAGGCATGGGTGGCATCCAGGGTGGAGGAATATAAAAATATTGCCTATACAGAAGATGCAGCCAAGGATATGAAGCAGGACCGTGCGGAGCTGAATAAAGCAAAGACGGCAATCGAGAACGAACGCAAGCGGATCAAAAAATTGTGTATGGAGCCGTATGAGCGTTTTGAACGTCAGGTGAAAGAAGTCACAGGTCTGATTGATGAGCCGATCGGATTGATTGATGGACAGCTGAAAGAAATCGAAGAAAAGAGAAAACAGCAGAAGCAGAAAGACATCGAGGAGCTTTTCAAAACCATCGGCTTTCAGGATTTTATTGTATTGGAAAGAATCATGGATCCGAAATGGCTGAATGCAACGGTATCTCTTGGCAAGATTGAAGAACAGATGAAGAATATCCTGTTTAAGGTCGGAACAGAAGTTGCTACAATCAGCAGTCTTCCGGAATTCAGCTTTGAAGCATTGGAAATTTATAAGAAGACACTGGATCTGAATCAGGCGATTGCCGAAGGACAGAGACTGGCGGAGATTCAGAAGAAAAAGCAGCAGTATGAGGAAGAACAGAAACGTATTGCAGCTGAAAAGGCAAGGCAGGAAGCAGAACAGAAAATGGCAGTACAGCCTGCAGTTGAGCCTCCGGTTGCGGACAGTGTTCCAGTTGTTGAAGAGAATGCGGAAACTGAGGCAGAAACAGCTCAGGCTAATCTGATTCAAATGGATTTTCGTGTATGGGCTACCAAGGAGCAGCTGCTTGGTTTGAGAGAGTATCTGATCGGGCATCAGATTAAATTTGGAAAGGTGGAGTAAAAAATGGCAGTACAGAACAGTTTAGCAAAAAGACAGACGAAGACAGGAATGGCAGCCTACCTGACGCAGGATGCAGTAAAGAAGCAGATTAACAGTGTAGTTGGTGGGAAGAATGGTACAAGATTCATTTCCAGTATTGTATCTGCAGTTCAGACCACACCGGCTCTGCAGGAATGTACGAATCCAAGTATTTTGTCAGCAGCATTACTGGGAGAGGCTTTGAACCTTTCTCCATCCCCACAGCTTGGTCAGTTTTACATGGTGCCTTTTGATAATAAGAAGAAAGGATGCAAAGAAGCACAGTTTCAGCTTGGTTACAAAGGATATATTCAGTTGGCAGAACGTTCAGGATATTATAAAAAATTAAATGTTCTTGCAATCAAAGAAGGTGAGCTGATCCAGTATGATCCTCTGAACGAGGAGATCGAGGTTGAACTGATCGAGGATGATGTGATCCGTGAAGAGACTCCGGCCATGGGATATTATGCGATGTTTGAATATGAAAACGGATTCCGCAAAACGATGTACTGGTCGAAAAAGAAAATGCTTGCACATGCAGAAAAGTATTCTCAGGCATTCAAGAGAAATGGTGGAGCGAAATCTTTGGAGCTTTTGGAGCAGGGAAAGATTCCGGAAAAGGACTTATGGAAATATTCTTCTTTTTGGTTCAAGGACTTCGACGGAATGGCCATGAAGACGATGCTCCGCCAGCTGATCAGCAAGTGGGGAATCATGAGCATAGATCTGCAGAATGCCATTGACAAGGATATGGCTGTGATCCACGAAGATGGCACAACAGATTATGTGGAAAACGAACCCGAACAGAATACTGTTGTAGCTGAGCAGGAGATTCAGGAGGTGATGGATGGAAAAGCAGCAAAGCAGGAAAAGAATATTGAAGATGAATTTTTCAGTCAGCAGTAAGAGGAAAGGAGACCAACTATGCAGCATATTAATTTAGAAACTTTCGCAAATGGTGCTTTTACGGCACAGGTAAACCGGGCAATTGAAGAAGTTACAAAAAATATTCAGGATCCCAATACGGATGCAACGGCAGCGAGAAAAATTACTGTAACCATTGGATTCAAGCCAAATCAGGATCGTACACTTGCCCCAATCGGAATACAGTCAAAAACGACACTGGCACCTGCCCTTGGAGCGGTTACAGCAATTCAGATGGCAAAAGACCTTGTAACCGGAGAGGTACAGGCAGCCGAGATTGGGAATCAGATTCCGGGGCAGATGTCTATGGATGATATGAGTCATGGTCCGGAGGCATCAACAGTTCAGACTATCGATGGGAAAGCTGTGGATACAGAGACCGGCGAAATTTTGGGATCACAGGATGCAGGAAATAAAGTAGTAGATTTGAGAAAAGCAAGAGAAGCATAGGAGGATATGAAGATGTTTGAAGAATTAAAAGATGCGTTTGTATATGTAGCAAAGCTGAAAGAAGAGTCCATGGAACCAATTGTAAAGACGATTGATGGAAAAACTTACTGTAATAAAAGTCTGGTGCGGTATGGTGAAGAGGATCTTGCTGATCCGATCAGAGTTAATACACTTTCGGCACTGGTAGATTACATCAAAGGGATGCCGGAAGAACTGAGAGATAAGATGATCTTACATATTGTGAGTCCGAAAGAAGTGAAGCTGTATTCCGGACTTTTGGAGGAAAAACATCGTGAAACGCTGTTTGAATGTGAAGCAATCGTAAATGAATTCCACTTTGATAAATATTATGATCAGGAACGTTTTTTGATTGAGCTTCAGGCCAATTTTGTTACAAGCGAAGACCTTGAAACAATTATGAAAGTGTCCGGAAATATTCAGGCAGGAACTACAGCATCGTATTCGGATGATGGCGTATCTCAGAAAACAACGATCAAAAGTGGCGTACAGAGAGCGGATGTGATTGTTCCGAATCCGGTAAAACTTGTTCCTTATCGTACATTTTCGGAAGTTGAGCAGCCTTCCAGCCTGTATGTGTTCCGTATCAGGGACGATGGTGGAGAGCCGATGTTTAAACTGGTAGAAGCCGATAATGGTTTATGGAAAAATGCAGCAATGAAGAAAATCAAAGAATATTTCGAGTATGAGCTTGCAGAGGTTTCTATTCTGAAAGAAGGAAGATTAACGATTATTGCGTAAAATGATACTTTCTTATGATTGATCATATGTCACACACGTAACTTGTAAATCATGTTTCTCCTGTACCGGATACGCTGATCCGGTGCGGGAAGAAAGGAGAAGAAATGAAATCAGTATCATTTCATGTTCCGGGAAAGCCGCAGGGAAAGGCAAGAGCAAGAACTGTCTATAATAAAAATTTAGGTCATTCTATCAGTTATACTCCTGAGAATGACTTATTATATGAAAATCTGATCAAAGCAATGTATATCACTGCTGCCAAAGGAACAAGATTTGACAAAGATATACCGGTGGCTCTCCGGATTGTAGCAAGATTTGAGCCTCCGAAGAGTACCTCAAAGAAAAAAGCCCAGCAGATGCTGGAAGGTGAGATCCATGTCATGAAGAAGCCGGATGTGGATAATATTGTAAAAGTTGTAGCAGACGCTCTGAACGGAGTAGCCTATAAGGATGATACGCAGATCGTATTTGTTGCGGCAAAAAAAGCGTATTCAGCCGAGGAGGGACTGGATATCGTGGTGGAGGAATATAGAGCAACAGAATAAGGGGAAAGGTGGTGGCAGCAGTGCCAAGACCAAAAAAGAATGGGTTGGATTACTTTCCACTTGATGTTGACTTCCTCGATGATCCGAAAATAAAGATACTAAAAGCCAGGTATGGCAGAGATGGTATCGTGTTTTATATCTACCTCTTGTGCGAAATATATAAGCAGGGATATTACCTGCAGGTAGATGATGATTTTGAGTATATTATATCTGATGATTTAAAAATTGATCAGAACAAGGCGAAGCAGGTCTTGAACTTCTTGCTGTCACGGTCACTGTTTGATAACAAACTTTTTCAGTCGGACAAGGTCTTGACCTCTGCCGGAATACAGAAAAGATTTCAGCTTGCTGTAAAAGAACGGGCAAGAAAAAATCCGATAGAAGTTGGAAGGTACTGGCTTTTGAAAAAAAATGATACAGAACCTTTTATTAAGTGTACCCATTTTAGGGATTTATCCGAGAAAAAAGAGAGTTATTCCGGGAATAACGATTGTAATTCCACGGAAAAATCCCTAAAGAAAAGTAAAGTAAAGAATATAAATAATATATTAGGATTCAGCCCGGAACTGGAACAGGCATTTCAGATGTATATTCTTGTTCGTTCCAGCAATTACGGAGCGATGATACCGGAACAAATACAGGCACTGAGAGAGGATCTGATCAAGTTGAGCGACAAGGAAGAGGAACGGATTGCGATTGTGAAAAAAGCTACTGCAGGAGGGTGGAAAAGTTTCTATAAAACGACCACTTCGGAGAAAAAAAGAAAAACAACTGTAAGGAACAATAACAACTTTGAGCGGCGAAGATATGACATGGATGATCTGGAGGCTCAGTTGGTTGGGAAGAGATAAGAATATTTGGAGGTACAGAAGAAGTGAATGCAGAAGAGTTCGTAAGAACTGTACAGAACTGCGGATACGGTACGAAAAATGGAGCAAAGAAGTATGTGGAGCTGAATCCGAAAGAGGACTACAGCATGAATGACCTGATTGTCTTGCATGAGGGCAACATGCACTGGCAAGGAATCAATGCAGATAAAGGACTTAGATATGCTTATGGAGCGAATGGCAAGACTACAGCTTACAGCAATGGGATTTGCGGAAACGCTGGGGCGAGACAGGACTGGGGGATGTGAGGGTGAAATTTATAGATTTTTTCGCTGGAATAGGTGGCTTCCGTAGAGGAATGGAACTTGCCGGGAATGAATGTGTCGGTTTTTGTGAGTTTGATAAATTTGCGACTGCAAGCTACATATCCATGCATCTTCTGACAGATGAGCAGAGAAAAGTACTAGAAGAATTACCGCTGAAAAAGCGACAAAAGGAGATTTTGAAAGATGAATACAGAAACGGAGAATGGTACGCAAATGACATTAGACGAGTTTGTGCCGATGACATCCCAAAAGCAGACTGTTGGTGCTTCAGATTCCCTTGTCAGGACATTTCAGTCGCAGGAAAGCAACTTGGATTTCAAGGAAACCGTTCGAGCTTGTTTTTCAGAGTTATGTATCTTGTCGGACAGCTCAAAGAAGAAGATAAACCCACTTACCTTTTCATTGAGAACGTTAAGAATTTGCTTAGTGTTAATGGAGGATGGGATTTCGCCAGATTGCTCGTTGAAATGGAACAAGCAGGGTATGATGCAGAATGGCAAGTACTCAACTCCAAAGATTTCGGAGTCCCACAAAACAGAGAAAGGTGTTTCATTATCGGACATCTTAGAGGGAGAAGTACCGCAAAAGTATTTCCTGTCGAAAGAGCAGACGGAGAAAATAGTATTCAAATAATAGGTCACAGGGACGGTTACAGAAGAAATACGCAGGTATTTGCACAAGATGGAATCACAGAAGCATTAAGCACTTGTCAAGGCGGCGGAAGGCAACATGGTGCCTTGCCATGCTTCATTGACTTGTGTCATGAAGGCTCGAAGATGACGGAGCAGGCACGATGCCTGAAGGCAAGATATCACAAAGGAGCATCGAACCACGCAGGGCAAGATAGCGGAATTGCTATTCCGGTATTAACACCAGATAGGGCAGAAAAACGTCAGAACGGACGGAGATTCAAGGAAGACGGAGAACCAATGTTTACGCTTACGGGACAGGATAGACATGGAGTAGGAATAGAGCCGATCGGAGTACTACGGAATGTTCGTAGTGATTACGGAAAAGAAATCCGCAAAGATTATGAAGCTGGAAACATCAAAATCTCCAGACATGAATTCCTCGAAAGCGAAGTCAGAGATGATGGAGTAGTGAATACATTGTCCACCGTCAATAAAGATAATCAGCTTGCAGTAAAAGTAACAGAAGCGACAAAACAAGGATATTCGGAATGCAGAGTTGGTGTTGATAGCGTAAATTTGGCTGTACCAGGAAGTAAAACGAGAAGAGGTAGAGTAGGGCATGACATAGCAAATACGCTTGATACCAGTTGCAATCAAGGGATTTTCGTACAAGTGTCGGAAGAACTGACCGTATATGCTGTCTGGTATGAAAAATATCAATGCTACATAGCAATCCGGCGATTGACTCCGAAAGAATGTTTCAGACTGCAAGGGTGGACGGATGATTATTTTGAAAAAGCTGCGTTTGTAAATTCTGACAGTCAGTTGTACAAGCAAGCCGGAAATGGAGTTACTGTAAATGTGATCGAAGCGATTGCGGAAAGGATGAGAATTGATGAACATTAAATTAAAAGAGATAGACAAAGACACATTGAAAGTCGGAGATGTGGTTGGAGTTGCAAGAGAAGTGAACTATGGATGGGGTTCATCATTCCGACATAAACTGATTTATCCAGCAAAAATCACGAGAATCACTCCAAAGCGAACTAAATTCTTTACAGATAAGTTTGGAGAACATGACAAAAGAGAAGTATTTTATGAGTGTGATAGTGAAGCTGCGAGAGAAACTTTTCTTGCTAAGACATTTAGAGATATTCAGGACGGAATATTTGAGTTAACTGAATCGAAAAGAAAAGATCGCATTGGGAAAATCAGTGATGAAGATCTGCCGGAAGTAGCTAGACACATGAAAGCAATGATGAAGATTTTGGAAAAGTACAGAAAGGAATAACGAATCCTCGGTAAACCGAGGTTGTATCAAGATTAGTATGGTGAATTGGTACATAAAGATTGACGGAGTGGCTGTGCCTAACTAAGCACTTAATAATGAATCCAAGCC